ATGCCAATTTTACCGCCCTTTCCGCCGTATCAATCCACACATTAGGGCCGCCCAAAGCAACCCAAATTTTAGCGGACTCATACTTTTTCCGGCTATTAACAATAAACTCATAATCGAGCACATCAGTCAAATAATCATACAAGCTGAGCTCGTTTCCGTCATCGTCTACCATTTTCCCGGCGGCGTATTCTTCGATTTCTTCTGCAATTCTCCTGCAATACTCACGATTTTCTAACATTGTAAAAACTCCTTTCTTATTCTCGCACAAGCTGTGTTTTCAGCGTGATTTCCAGCCCGTCACCGTCTGCGCTAGGCTGAATGTCGTTAACAACACAATCTCCGAAAGCGTCGTAAAGCAAGCCCCACACGGAAACCGGGTATTTATGCGGCCCGTCCACGATGGAAACGGTAGCACATGTTTTCTCCAAAAGCTGTTTAACTGTCATTGTAAAAACCCCTTTCAAGATTTGCACTGAATTTATTTTGTGCTTTTAATATACACTGAATTTATTCAGTTGTCAACCCCAAAACACAAAATATTTTCAGTGTTTTTCTTGAGGTTTTACACCGTCTGAAAAACTACACTTTTCCGCACTATACATTATAAAGGGCAAAAACGCCGCCCCGATCAGGCCGGAACCCCGGCAGCGCCCACGCCGCCCCGGTAGAACTCGCCGCCGATCAGCCGGGGAAAAGAAAAGCCGCCGACCCCGTGGGGAGATCGGCAGCTCTGTCAAAGTCGCAAAGTCGTAAACCAAAGTCGCAAAGTCGTAAACCAAAGTCGTGGGAAAGTCGCAAAAGTCGTGAAAGTCACTCAGTCCTCCGAGTCATTGTCACTGGACGCACCCACCACATCTTCGAGATACTTCTTCTCCAAGTCCTCGGCGGAAACCTGATCTCCGAGCTGCTGGTTGGGTGTCAACACGACCTCCTGCTTGTCCGCATAGCCCATGTTGTTCTTCATCAGGAAGATACCAGCGACCGGATTGATCTTCCCGTTCTGCATATAATTTTCCATCTGTGCGTTCAAAAGTTGGTACGCCTTTTTTACAAGGTTGCGGCTTTCCGAGGGCAAAGTCTTACTATCCACTCCATTTGCCCATTTCCATAGAGTCGTTCTATCAACTCCAAAAGCCAATGCCATACCAGCAACAGAGGGCTTCATATCGTCCTGAGCGCACAGAGCAAAGTACATACCCATACGCTCTTTGACCTGTTCAGGTTCTCTCACATTCACATCAGGCCAGTCCAGCATGACCATCGAATGTTCCAGATATTTTCTATTGTCACCCGGCTCTGTATGGACGCTCATGGCTTCCTTACGATCGGGCCGAGTGCGCTTTTTCACAATTTCATCTGACATAGTCGTTTCTCCTTTCAAAATCGCCAAGGTGATAAAGGTGAGTAATCGGGTGCATTTCCCTATAACTATTTCTATATACGCGCGTATAAGAGAGAGTTATAGGCATTTATGCCCGATTACTCACCTAACTCACCTAAAATACGAAAAACAATTTTTCAAAACACGCCAATTTGAAAAAAGTCTTTGCAAAAACACTCACCTTTATCACCTTTATCACCTAACTCACTTTCGACAGTTACTTCGGTACGCCGTAACTGCAAAAGTCGTTTGGGGCCGGTGCAAGCATTCCTCCACACTTGTCATAACGGCAAGCAGTAAAATCGTTTTTAGTCGGAGGGAGAAAATACTTACAATCTTTGCAGCGAATCACCGGCAATACATCGTTGTCCAATAGATAGTCGGCAATCACGACCTCCAATGGAACACCATTCTTGCGGTGGATTTTGGTGTTGATAATTTCGATCAGGCGTTCTTTGTCAGTCAAGCCGATACCTCCTCCCTAAGTCGTAGATATATTCAAGTGACTCAAGTACAAGGATGTAATCTTCATCTTTTCCGAAATGGAGCGCTGTTTTATCGTTAAACGAGTTGACAGTCTGCACCAGATTGAGATTTACAAGGATTTCCTCACTCTTCGTATTTGTCAGTATCGCAAACATTCCCGTTCTCCTTTCCTGTAGTCGTGGAGGGAGATCATTTTCTCCCGAACGAACTTGTCAACCACTCGACCGATCTCCGAGTAGCCGCAGACCGCCGCCAGCCGTTCAAGGTTGCCCTTGGTCTGTGCCGTGACTACGATGGAAATACGGCTGAGGTTCTTTTTCTCAGTCTTCATCGCTTTTCTCCTTGTTGCCGTGAATGGTAGCAGAGATGAAAGACTGCAAGAGAACAAAGGCTTCCTCTTTGGTTGCACCCGCATTGAGTACAGCCCTGTAAAAATTCAGAGACATTTCAGCCAAAGCACCAACGGCGTTCAGCAACTCTCTCACAGCATCATTATTCATCGTCCTGTTCCTCCACGAAAATCGTTCCCTCGAACCCTTCCGCTCGACCGAGAAGTCTCCACAGTCCCTCGTCCTGTTCACCGCAACAGGGGCAGGATTTGGCGGCGATTTTTCCGAGTTTCTGAGGAAAGTTCTCGTCTTCCTCGACATACAGAAGGTGTTCGCACTTACGACACATGAAGACGGTGAACATTTCGTTACCGCATGCACACTTTTTACTCATGTTTATCCTCCATTCGGTCGCAATCGTCAGAGATTGCACAGTCTTCACAGCCCTTATAATAGAAGCAGTCCCGGCAACATGAAATGACAGGCATACACCGCTCAGCGTATTCTTCACAGTTGGCAACAGGGCAAGTGCCATCAACGCAGGCAACGCCCACATAATCGGGGCAGTATTCAGGCTTCATTACGGACGCTCCTTTACAATGCGGATTTTTCTCAGGCGCTTACCACACCGTTTACAGACTTCATAATTGCTCTGCCAGCGGTGAGAACCATTCCGACACCTAACCTGAATGTGAACATACGGGTCTGCTGTGTGGATACCGAAACGGCAGAGGATAGAATTGTATGAACGGTTTATTAAGACGCTCCTTTCAGTCTGAGGTTTTTGTAGACGGGGTAGCCCTGATACACAACCTTGCCGCCGTGCCACTCAGGGTGGGTTTCCATGTCAGCGTTGAACCGCTTGGCAGAACAGGCAAAGTACCCGTTGGACTTGCACCAAATCTTGTAAGCGTCAAACAGAGACTTCGAACGGGTGTTGACTCCCTCAGCCTGCTCACAGCGTTCTTCGAGGAACTGCAAGCAAAGATCGTTGTCACGCTCGTACTGGTTGACCACCTTCCGCATGGCGGGGGACATTTTCAGGCCAAACCGCTTGTACTTGAAGTACCCAGTGACCAGCCAAGCGAAAATGCCCTGCATGGCTTCTTGTGTCTGGAACTCGTTTTTCAGGTTCTTGTCCTGCTCCGCTTCGGTAAAGTGACGGTTGAACTCGATCACTCGCACACGGTCGGAAGCAAACAGGGACTTGTCGCTGACGGTCGGAAGGTCGTTACAAGAGAGCCAAAGGGTGAACTGCGGCAGGAAGGTCGTGGCAGTCTCATAGAGGTTCCGAGCCTTGATTTCTTCGCCGCCTGTGAGCTGCTTGATCGTTTCCTCGTCCAGTTTGCCATACTGGTTACTCTCAGCCATGGTGACAAACCGCTTGCCTTTCAGGGAAGCCAGCATGGGGTTAGCGGCTTCGGCATTCTTCGACCGCTCCGCCTTGCAGATGATCGACACGGGGGACACGGAAGCATAGTCACCGAGAAGGTGGTGAATTGCCGAGAGCATAGTGGACTTGCCGTTGCGGGTGGTTTTGCCGTGGAGAATGAACATACATTCCTCGTTTGCCATACCCAACATAGAGTACCCCAGCGCCTTTTGCAGATAGTCAGCCTTGTCTTCGTCATTACAAGTAACCTCTGCAACGAACTTCTCCCAGCGGCGGCACCGTGCGTCCTGCAAGGTGTAGTTGAAGTTGGTCTGCATGGTCAGGAAGTCACGCCAGTCATGCTCCCAGAACTCCATCTTTTCGAGGTCGAAAGTGCCGTTCTTGCAGTTGATAAGGTAGGGATTTGCGTCAAACTCCACCGAAGCGATAGGAAGCACACTGGCAGCGTCCTTCATCAGCCGGTCACGGAAACGCCGATCGCCCATCTTCACGATGAACTTCATGTACTCGGTACGGCGTTCTTCATTGGCAATCTCGCCGCAGTAGAGAGCCATCAGGCGGCAGAACTCTTTGATCTTCTCAGCTACCAGCAGAGAGCCGGTATCCTTTCTCCATGCACCCTCGGAGTAGGTGAACCAGCTTTTCGCTTCGGGGCAGTAGCGGGTATCATTCTTGTAGCACTCGGAGAACAGCTCTGCCATGCCGGACTCGTCCCACGAATACCCCGTGCCGCTGATCGGGTGGCTATGCTCAGGCTGTGCTTCCTTAATCTGAAACATCACTCTGGACTGAGCTTCGTCCATGATGTAGCGACCGTTGGAGAGCTGGAAAAGAGCCTGTTCTTCGGGGACGGTTGTGATTTCATCAGCCATTTTCAGTATTACCTCCTGTATCTGGTCACGCTGTTGACAATCAACTCAACTTCTGACTGCGGGAGAGGGGGCTTGCAGGCTTGGGAGTTGGCGTACAACAGTTCTTTGTAAATCTCTGCTTTGGTGTATCCTTGGTTATGGAGCTGACCCGCCAGAGAAGTCAGGCTGAGGTTTCGGCTTCCCGGTGTGATAGGCGGGTATTCAGGCTTCAAATGCAGCTTGCCGTTTTCAGGACGGCGATAGATGGGAGAATAGATACGCTGAGGGGCAACCGTACCTGAACTACTTTCCTTCGGTGTATCGGGAAAATACTTCTCGATCACATAGTCAATCGCTGACTGGTTTTCAATGATTTCTGAGAAGATCAAAACCTCGCCGGTCATGATGAAGTACCGATTGCTCTTGTAAATTTCCACAGCGGCACGGTTGTTCTTGCCTTTGAAGGGCAGCTCTCCACGAACGAGAATGTGAACCCCTCTCCCGCTTCTGGACTTTTCCGTGTAGGAGTGACAACGACCGATAATGTCAGCCGCCAGCGGGTTCAGAAACCCATCGGTAAAGCCATTGTCAATGTCGATACCGACAATACCGTCATCGCAAAACACATAGCCAATGCCGTCATATACGCCCCGTTCTACCGCAGAAACAGCGTCCTCGAAGGTAGACCACGTATCCGGGTTAGAAGCCGACGCTGCCTTTCTTACGGTGCTTTGCATAGGAACCTTAGAGGTGTTCCACACATTAACCCAGCAGCGTTTTTCTTTTAATTCTTGAGGGATTGTTTCATACATACGGTCTACCTCCGGTGGACACCAAGAACGAATATTTATTCACTCTTGCCTTTTGGTTTTGTGGGTTTCTGTTCTTCGTCTTTATCCTCGAAGAACACGGGATAGGCTTCTCTCAGCTTTTCCAGAAGCATGTTGGCAACTACCCGCATATCGGGGTGAGCGGCAGGAGCGCAACGAAGTTTGCAGAAGTGACGCCATTCCCTGAGATTGGCAGTCATAACAACCTCAGTCTTTAAGCTGTTCGGAAGGACAGACCGGGCTTCTTGCGGGGTACAGCCCTCATTCAAGAGGTCGAAGTAGGCGATCTCTGCTGTCTGGCAGGCTCTTTCCCAAATTCGATACGGGGACGAATCTCTATCGAAAGTGCAAGGTCTGATAAGCGTGATTTCCGTGCCAAACTGATCTTTGTCGTAGGAACAGAATCTAGTAGACTCCTGACAGTAGGAAGCCATGCGGTGACGGACAATCTCATGGGACACACCCCGGTCGCAGACGAAGCGGACAGTGAGAGAGCCATGCTCAATGACAGCTTCATGACCCCGCTTGATAATGCCCCGGACGAACTTCTCTGCACTTCCGTCCGTGATTTTATCCTCGGACTTGTAGCAAGTGCGCCCTGCGGCTTCGATGGTGGTCAGAAGGGTCTTATAATCGGGAGCGTTGATAAGCTCCACAGAAGGTTCAATGATTTTCACTTTCAGACTCCCTTTCATACCAACGCTCTTTGAGCTTATTGATGTTGTACTGTGCCACAACATCTAAGCCCACATCTAATCCGGTTGCCAACTGTGCGGCGTACCAGAGAACATCGCCCAGCTCGTCAATGAGCTTTTCACGGTCAAGGTCGTGACCCTGAAACAAGGATTTTTTCACGAGGTCGATACACTCACCCGCTTCACCGCACAGACCCATGACTCCGTTTTCGATAAGTCCCTGATTGGTCAGCTCATGGTTGGTCGTTCGATAGGCGAGTACCTGATATTCATTCAGCGTCATCGTCAGCGACCTCCTTTTCCAACTCTGCATACAACATCATGTAAATGTAGGTAGACTCATGCTGGCTGATAGGCCGCAGAACGGTTCTCTTTTTCAGAGTCCACCCATCACGCAGAGCCGCATTTACTTCATCGTCAAAGAGGGTGGGATTGTTCAGACGGTTCCGAATGGTTTTAATCTGCAGCATCTTCCACAACCTCCATTTCCAGCACAGTCATAATGGCGTAATTGGCGAGGTCAATCAGGGTATCTCGGATAGACTCGTCATTGACCTTCTGCTCACCGCCACGGGAGAGGGTCTTAAAGCGGCTGAACTTATCTCCCAACCGGATACGAGCCATCGCCATTCCTTCTTCAACGAAGGTCTGGTGAAAGCTGTCACCGTAGTCATGGTTCTTGCGCTCATAGAGATCGTTGATCTCTTTGCAGATTTCAGCATGACGCTGAACCTTAGAGAGCGAACAATAATAGGCTTCTGCCATTGTAGCTTATCCTCACTTTCAACATAGTTTTCAACATACCATTGGCGAGGGAGAGCCTTTCAAATTAGCCCTCCCTCGCACTCGCTATCAGCCAAGGAGAGCTGTCAAATCCATCGGAGTCTTAGGAGCGGCCTGAGAAGCCGCAGGAGCGGTTTTAGCGGCGGGGGTAGCAACCGTATTGCCAGAGCCGCCCCAGCCCTCAGAGGGGCGCTTATCGGCCAGACGGATGAAGGTAATGCTCTGTCCGGGCTTCTTCTTGTTCTCCTGAACATCATGCTCCACATCGCACTCGATGAAGTGGTCAATCAGGTCGGTGTGGTCGATCTCGGTCAGGTCGAAATTGTTGAGGGCGGTCTTGGCGAAGTAGCTGAAAGCGTTGTATGCACCCTCGTTGGGAGAGCCATCAGATTTCAGCAGAGAGAAGCGCTCGACGTGCTTACTGCCGGTCTGCGTCTGCATATGAACTTCCAGCTTGCCGAAGTCCTCCTTGTACTTCACATCGGTAATCTGAAAGACATGAGTACCTTCGGGAATGAGGGTGAAACCCTCGGTGAGTCCGATTTTAGCCATTGTTTTTGTCCTCCTTCATGGTGTAGAAATTGAGCTGTTCTGTGTACTCGCAGGGGAAGATGATACCAACCAACTGGTCTTCGTCATCGGGGTACTTGGCGTACTGCTTGACCAGCAGGGCTTTCGGTACGCTCTTATCGCTTTCCAGATCGTAAGCGTACAGAATTTCGCAGAAGTCAGACTTCTCGATCAGCGACCAGTCATCATTGGTGATGGGAAGGGTCATGGTGCTGTCCTGCGTGGCGAAAATACGGACACAATCCTTGATTGCGCCGTCCGGTTCAGGCATGATTGCCTTGACCAGCGTGGCGTACTCGGTGCAACCGACCTGAGAAATCAGGCGACCAATGCCGTCAGGCATTTTCTCGTTGCTGTACCCGGTCACGCTGCGGATACCATCGGGAATGAGCATAAGTACGGACGGGGAAGCAAGCCAGCGTTCACCCATGTACTCATAGATAGCGCCGCCATCAGGGGCGAGGGACTTCACGAACTTTGAAAACTTCATAGGTCAATCCTCCTTAATGATTTTCGGGGAAATACGGTAGCTGTCCTCGGTGGTCGTGTACTTCGCCAGAATACCGTCCGCTTTCATAGCGTCCTTGTCGATCTTCGTGGTGGAAGTGCGGCTGACTTCCCAATTATAGGCAGAGCCAGCGATAGACACCTTCTTGTCACCGTCACGGAACTGAGCGATTGCGGCTTTCTTAATCATGTCGGTCAAGACCTTGTACCGCTTCTCGTCCTCGGCCACCTCAGCGGCGTGAGCGTCCAACTTGGTTTTCAGGTCTTCGGCTTCCTTGACCAGCGCCGCCATATCCGTTTCAGGAGACAGGTTGTTGGTGCGGAGAGCTTTCAGGATTTCAGCGTCCTTGCGCTCGTCAAAGGCGGGGGAAATGCCGCTCTCAACGAAGTCCTTCCACCATTTCAGGGCGGGCTTCACATACTTCTTCTCGAAGTCAGGATACCGCTCAGACACCTTGAAGGGGCGAGTGATGGTATTCTCACCGCTACACACGAACTTCTCAGGGTTATCGTAGTCCTTGGGTTCGAGGAAGGAAGCGACCATGATAACCTCGTCCACGCCGAGAAGGTAAGCGTACAACGCCGCCTGCAAAGCGTAATACTCAGGAATATCGTCCTTCCAGTCCTCGACACGCTTGGAAGTCTTCATTTCGAGGACGGTGGTGGGCTTACCATCTTTACCATAGAGCAAGTAGTCCCACATACCGCCGAGAACGGGGCTTTCCCTAAAGAAGTCACCGTAGGTCTGACGGAAGTAGTCTTTGCCCCAAATGTCGGTCGGCGTGATCAGATTGCTCATAAAGTAGGTCTGCTTCATGTACTCGGCCTGCTTAGGCTCGATGGTCTTACCAGCGATGGTGTAGATCGTGTCCTCGAACGGCTTCTGATAGGTACGGGTCACTTCACACCAAATCTCGAACGGCGTAGACCACGGGTTCAGGCCAAGGATGGTAGCAAAGCGAGTGCCGGTCAGCTTCTTAGGACGCTTGGGAGGGATAATCTGAATACGGTTGTTGTCAAGCCATTCCATTTTCATCTTCCTTTCTTGATTTGATAAAACATATCCAGTGAGTGTTGCTTCTTTTACCGCTGCGGTTTCCGAAAAGGGGCGGAATATCAACGAGTTTGAGAATTTCTTTCACCGGAATATCAGTCTCGTTCCATTTGAAAATGAGAATACCGTTAGGCTCTAATACCCTGAAACATTCGGAAAACCCGCGTTTGAGCATATCACGCCAGTCAGAATACAAAGCCCCATATTTGATTTGCTGATAACCTGTCGGAGTTGACCGTTCGTTCAAAGAGCCGTACATATCGGCCATTTTGCTCTTTCCTGTATTTCGCAACAAATGTGGAGGGTCGAAAACGACTAATCGGAATGAACCATCAGCAAAAGGAAGATTGGTGAAATCACATTGAGCATCGGGGTTTACGACAAATCTTCTTCCGTCACACAATTCGGTATCAACCGTCCGATTGTCACAGAAAAGAACCCGTCTGTCTGTTTTATCGAAATAAAACATTCGCCCTCCACAGCAAACATCTAAAACAGGCTTATCCATTTAGGACTCCTGCGTGTCATAGGCCGCCAGCATTTCCTTCACACCGGAAATGAGCTGGTCACACTTATCAGCTTCGATCTTGGAGAACCCCTCGGTCTTCATGGCGATGGTCTGCACGAACTGTTCCTGCTCTGCGTCAATACCCATGAGCTTTTTCAGCAGACCTTTCAGCGTACCGACCTGTTCCTCAGTGGCAGCGCCAGCGGGAGCGCCGGTCAGTTCCTTCTTGATCTCCTGACGCTGTGCAGTGGTCACAGGGGGCTTCTTCGCGACGGTGGGCGTGGGTGCGGGTGTCGTATCAAATTCGCCGCTGTCGATACTGTCATGCTCCACAATGTCAAGAACGAGCTGCCACAGGTAGCGGCGAATGTAGGTGATGGAGCTGCCGGTCGCCTGCATTTCGTTTGTGACCTGATTACCAGCATTGGACACGATAGGGGCGATGGGGGTGTACGGTGCTACAAAGTCAATGAAGTCCTCACGGTCATTGACATTGTAGACACGAGCGGTCGCCTTGTCGCCGTACATGGACGGAACCATCATCAGACCGATTTCAAGGAAAATTTGTTCGGCCTTGGGAACAATGTCCGCCAACTCGAAATACTTATATTCGAGCTTCATGTGCTTGCCGCTCTTGTCAACGCCAGCTTCGAGGAAACGCACACGGGCAAGCTGCAACTTCTGAAACACATTCATGGTGGAATAATCCACCGCCGCAGTCTCAGCGGCTTTCTTGGTAGTAGCCATATTTATACCTCCAACATTTCTAATAATTTTTTCTTGATGGAATTGACTCTGCGGGTGTTCCGCTTGGGCGGCTTCTTACCGAGAAAATCTCGGACATAGCGCCGTGCCAACCGGATATACCAGTCACGATCAACCACATCAATCGTCAAGTGATTGTCGTTGTCCACGACACATTTTGCGGGGAGTCCGGCAATCTTGACGGGATTGCCAGTGCCGAGGTGGATTTTGTAGAGGGTTCCGTAGCGATGGTCTTCCGTGGCATATACCCGGTTGACCTTCTGCACGACCTCCATCTGACCGTCTACCTCATGGAGAGCGTCACCATACTTACTCCCGGCCTTGGCGACCAACTGGAAGTCCAGCAGGCGGTCGCAGCTCATGATGGTATCTTCGACCGGGACGCCGTAGGCCAGATAATCCTTGACGGCCTTGGCAACCACGCAGGCGTTGTTGTTGATGTTGAACGCTCCTGCCGGGGCAATTCCACGAACGAGAACGCCGCCCTTGATTTTGGGGTCGCCCTCGAAGGGAACCTCGACATAATTGTTCACATCTTTCTGGCAGATGGATTTCACGGTATCTTCTTCAAGCTCGAACCCCGTGCGCTCTTGCCATTCGCCCGTGATTTCTAAGACTTTCTGGTATTCGTCTTCATCAAAGCTGACCATGATACCATCGGTATTTAACTGAATAACCTTTAAGGTCTTACAGTCTGTTACCAAATGATTTGCCAACTCCAACAAAAATAGCTGGCCTGAAATACATACTGATCTTCCCATGAGAGGGTCATACAGCGGGTTATAGCGGTTCAACATAGCGCCGTAGGTGGTGTTCAGCACCAGCTTTAAAGCGTTCGCCGTAGCTTTGTCACCCGCTCTTTTTGCCTTTACTCGCCGCTCAATGGTGGCGGCGTAGACATCGGGAGAAGGGATATTTCGAGAAGTATATCCCATTAGTGTCATCAAGTGCGGGTTCAGTAGTAGGAAGCAACATCATAGTTTCTAATCATTCGCTTTCCCACTCAAATCACCGCCTTTCTTCTGGACGGACGAAGAAGATACTCACCGTCCTCATGATGGTCAGTCACTCTCTTTTTCAGAGTGTTGTATGAGATGTTGAGTTCTCTACTCCACTCCATCAGAGATTGCCGTTTCCCGAACGCAGTAACAAAATGTGTCGTAGAACGGTTACAACAATTCTGACTCGGCGTGACCCATCGGCAATTATCAGGGAAATACCCCTTGTCATTGTCAATGCGGTCAATGGTCAAGTCATTACGGTAGCCGTGTGACAAAGCCCATTCCTTGAAGTTGTTCCGTGTTCGCCATTCGTGGCAAACGGTAATACCTCGTCCGCCGTAACGGGGGAAGTAGGTTGAATTCGGGTTAGTGCAACGCTGAATCATGTTGAAATGAATAATGTCCAACCTGTCTCTCATATTTCACCTTCCTCTCGGTAACATGGGATAGCTCCGTGAATACCGCCGTAGGCGATGGTGCAAGGACAGCCGCCTACCATCAGATCGAGTTTTTCCTTGAACACCACTTCGTCAGGAATACTCTTATCCTTCAACCGTTCGAAGAAGTCGAACACTTCCTGCGGAATGTACTGACGAAGCAGCTTCGGCGGATACTGGTATTCCCGCTCGTCATAGTGCGGTTTCTGCTCTGCGTCAAGGTAAGCAGCGGTCAGCTTGGCGTTGGTCATGTAGAGGGCTTTTGCGGGATACAGCCCCTTTTCACGACCCAGCGTGAGCTTGCTGGACAGGTAGCCTTGACGAAGATCGTCCAGCCTGTCGGTTGCGTCAACATCGTGGCGGCAGTAGAACTCGACCTCTCGCTTCTCGTCCTCAGTCAGAGGGCGGTCAATGTTGAACGGAACGGTGGTTTCACGAATGTCCATTCCGAGGTGGGCTTCGATTGCTTTCAAGGACAACCCCATCTGGCAATCGTCCATCAGGTCATATTGATCGAAGAAAATCCCGCAGTCACGGAGAGGGGCGTACTCCCAGCCCTCGTGACCACCAACGATGATGAAATCGTTGACCGCCTTGATTTCCTCCGGCGTGAAACCTGAGAGAACCGCTTTCAGAATAAATTGGTCATAGTGCTTATTGTTGAACCCTGCCAACAGGGGTTCTTGGGTCATGAATTGTTCGACCGCTTCATTGTCATTCCAGATGACGGTGTATTCCCCCGTGACCTTGTTCTTGAAGACAAAAAGCCAATCGTAGGCAAACACCTCGCAGTCAAAAATGAAAGGTTCAAGGTTCAAGGAACTTGCACCCCGCTTTCCGGTAGGTGGTACACCGCTTCTTGTAACTTCTCACGAGGTACTGGATACCATCGTCCACATAATCGTAAGCGATGGGTTCTCCCTTTCCCTCGAAGGTACGAGCGATACGACCAATGCTTTGAGTTATCACAGCATAGTCTTTCTGCGGTGTAGTCAGGTACAGACGGTCGAGTCGAGGAATATCCAGCCCCTCTTTCGCCAGAGAGTAAGTGGCGAATAGATACCGCTTGCGCCCCTGTCGCATTTCCTCAATGGCCTGTTCTCGGAGAGCCTTGGCTTTCTTCGTGGTCATCCTCCCATCAATCATGACCGCCTGTTTTCTCAGCTCGGGCGGAAGATGGTTCATCAAATACTCCAAATGACCAAGCCTGTCTGATAGAATTAGGTTGAAATGCTGATCGTTCAGCATAAGATCGCCGACAATCTGACAGTTACGGCGAAAATCTTCGGCAAGATAATTCACCAGTTTTGCATAAATGATTGTGCCGTCCGTATCAAGAAATTCACGGTCTAAACCGATGTGGGTAGCACGTGGCAAAACGCTGACGGTCATGATCTTGCCTTTCACCGCTTCGTCCGGCACCTGATAGGCAATCCCGCCCAGCAGGGCGTAGGTGGCGGCAATCATACCGTCTGCTCGATGAACCGTAGCGGACAGGCCGTACTTATGCCGAGCTGCCAGAGCGTTCAGCACCTTTGAGAACTGCGTCATAGCGGTTGGGGTTCCGGCTACACGGTGGCACTCGTCCACGATGATACAATCCCAAACATCACGGTATTGACTCAGATCGAGGTTGCACATGGTCTGTACCGTTGCGAAGGTGATTGCCTTACCGATTTGAACCCTACCTTCGGTGATCGTGCCAGTCAGAGAAGGACTCATGTACTGCTCCGCTCGGCTTTTGCTCTGTACGAGCAAATCCCGTGTATGGGTCAGCCAGAGTGTCCTTCGACCGGTATCCGCCGCAACAGCAATTCCGATCTGTGTCTTACCGCACCCCGCAGGGGCTTGAAGAATACCGTAGTAGGCAGTTATCAGGGCTTCCTTTGCTTTCACTTGGTAGTCATAGAGCGGAATGGTGCAACCAAAGTCCACCTCAGTCGGTGTGGGAAGATTGGCCTTCATGTGGCAATCGTCCATCGCCAGCACATCGTTCAAGCACCCGTATGGAAGAACCAGTGTGTCACCGTCCCATTGGAACAGGTGCAACTTCTCAGGGGTGTTGCCGACCCAAAAGTGCATACGGACTTTCTTGGCGTACTCAGGATTAGGAAGGATAAGCTGCTTCTTGCACCATTTAAGCAACTGCTCAGACGGGTTTTCAATTCGGAGCTGATTGCCAACAGTTACTTGCATTGGGACACCCACTCTCGAAGCGTCCATCCGAGGGTTCTAATCTCGTTCGCATTCAATGTGGCTTTAACGAGCATACGCGCAGCCATATCTAGGAAGGGAATCATGTAAACGGATCCATTTGTCAATCTAAGCGCAAACCAACCATGGCCATTTCCTGTCTCGTGCCAAAGCGACATAGCGGAAAATTGGTTTTCTTCGATGCGCTCTGTCTTAAATATGTTTCGAGAACAGACTTTACAATCAATGGGATAGCTAACACCATTTCTCGCGGCAAGCACATCAAATGGCTGGCCCTGGCTATTCTGTGCAAGATTGTGTACCCAGAACCCATACGCTGCCAAGCTTTGGCACAAGTCCTTCTCGAAACTGTTACCAGTCTTACGGTTGCTGCTCATCATACACCCCTCTCCTTTTTGTTTTGCATGTTATATCCTGCGTTCTTCCGCTTTAGCAACTGCCGAAACGGCCTACAGACTTCCGCCCAATTTACACGGAAATAGTATTTCCAGGCAGGGCATACACACCCAGCGCTCGGCAAATTCCTACTACAGCCGTCACACGGATTTGGTAACATTTTTACCTCCTTCTGGCCTTTCCTCTTGCCGACCGGACCGGGCAAAGCATGTTGAGTATTTCGCTCAGAAGCCAGAAATACCCAAGCCCAATGCTCACGCGAAGCACTCCGGCACTGGCAGATATTGTTTCTCTTTCTACCGCACCGATAACGCCAAATGCATAGAGAAACGAAAGAAACGCAAGCGCAACATATACCTTTTTCATTTCTTGATCTCCTCCAAACTCATTTGTCACACCGGTACGGGCCTCCGTGTTTTTGTTCGTACCACTGATTGAATTTTTCTTGATTCTCACTGCTGCGGAAATAATCCGCGACTTTCTGAATGAGAAGCAAGCAAAACGCTTTCGCATTTCCTTGTTCTTCCGGTACAAACGAGCAACTCATGTCATTTCACCGACCTGCTTCTCATACCAGTCCAAGATAGATGTGGACTCGGCGATGATCTTATTTACTGTAGGCCCGTTACGGGTCCCGGCTAGGATTGCGCTTACGACCGAAGCGCTTGTTTCGATGCCCCGTTTTCGAAGCATACCGATCAGCCACACAGAAGACAGGTGGTTGACGCTCAATCGGTATCGGATCGTCTCTCGATCATTCATAAGAAAACTCCTTTCATGTTTTTCTTGCAAACGAAAAAACTTGACACCGAAAAAGCAGAATGGTACAATTAGTGTGCGAGACAATTAAACCATTGGCTAGAGTAGCCGCCGAAAAAAGAGGATTTCGGTGGCCGGGTTTTTGCTGCCAAATTTTCTTGTTTACGATATAAGTATATCTCAGCCAACTAAGATTGTCAAGAGATATTCTAAAATTTTCTTAGTGTGGTGAGATTATGTTTTGGGAAAGGTTTCTTGAAGAATGTACGTTAATGGGTAAAAAACCTAACCCTGTCGGGAAAGAATTAGGCGTTTCGTCGGGTACAATTACTGGCTGGAAAAACGGAGCCTTGCCCAAACCGGAAATTCTTTCAAGAATTGCATCTTATTTCGACGTATCTGTTGATTATCTTATTGGAAAAACCGATAAAAAAGAAAAGCTCACCACCGAAACCGATGATGGGCTTTCTCCGGAATTTAAATCCTTGTACCGTCAATTGACACCTGAACAGAAATCGATTGTGCTTGGGGCGATGCGAGAGTTCGTAAAAGAGAAATAATATGTTTCTGTTGATCCGCGCTGAGTGCTTCAAACATTGCAACAGCTTCCTCTTCGGAAACTGTGCTTTCATTAGTGGTATGACATACTCTACTCCTATCCTGTCCTAAAGAAATACTTCCTACGTATTAGTGTCAAGAGTATTATAGCACTTTTTATTCAATTTGCCATGTTAAATTGTGTAAAGGAAATAGATATATGTCAATTACAAAATTTCCAATTGATCTTTCGTGGTTAACAGAAGAAGAATTGGCCCAATTTGAAGAGGATCCCTTCACCCTATATAACGGTGAACATAATGTAGCTTTGTATCTACGATACAGCTCCACAGGCCAGAGTGACCAATCCATTGAAGGGCAGCTTCGTGATTGCCGTGCTTTTTGCAAAGCGAATAATTACAGGATTGTCGCGGTTTATATTGATCGGGCAACCACCGCCAGAAGCATAGAAAAGCGTGTCCACCTTCTAAAATTGATCTCCGACAGCGCAAAGCGACGTTGGGAATACGTTGTTGTTTGGAAGCTTGACCGGTTCGCTCGTAACCGTAACGACAGCGCGATTATGAAGATGCGTCTGCGAAAGAACGGTGTAAAAGTCCTCTCCGCCACAGAACACCTCACGGACAGCCCGGAAAGTATCATCCTGGAATCTGTGCTGGAAGGTATGGCTGAATTTTTCTCCGCTGAGCTTTCCCAAAAGGTGTCGCGAGGTATGCGCGAATCTGCTATGAAATGTCAAAGCATCGGTGGACATATTCCGCTCGGCTACAAGGTGGAGAATCACAAACTCGTAGTCAATCCTGATACAGCACATATCGTCCAGGAAGCATTCACGCTTTATGCCAACGGCATGAGAATTGCCGACATCTGCAGGAAATTTAATTCGGCAGGTTATAGAACCGCTAAAAACGGTGAGTTCAACTGCAATAGCTTCCGGTCAATATTTAGAAATATTCGGTACATTGGCACCTACAAGTACAAGGATATTCACATTGAAAACGGCATTCCTGCAATCATCGACAAAGAATTGTTTGATAGAGTGCAGCTGAGGATGGATAGAGCCGCTGTAGCGCCCGCACGTGGTACTGGAAAGGTAGATTACATTCTTTCTGGAAAGCTGTTCTGCGGCCACTGTGGGGCTTACATGAATGGTGAATGTGGAACCGGCAGGCGCGGGACTGTGTATCATTACTACTCCTGCAGCAACCGTAAAAATGGAAACGGCTGCGACAAACGACCGTTACGAAAAGAATATATTGAAGATATCGTGGTTCAAGACGCTTTGAATCTCCTGACCGATCAGTTGATAGATGAGATTGCTGATATGGCAATCCGGCAGAGTGAGCTGGATATGTTTGAGAAAACGCGCATTCCTCAGCTAACAGCGCATATGACAGAGGTTGAGAAGTCTATTGAAAATATCACGACTGCTATAGAAAAGGGAATCGCATCTGACTCTTTGATGAACCGACTAGTCAAGCTTGAGCAGCAGAAAAAAGAGCTGGCCGAGGAGATTGAATTAGAAGAAGGGCGAATTTACAAAATCGACCGTGATATGATTATATTTTGGTTGAGTCAGTTTAAACAGGGAGATATTGAGGATGAGACGTTCCGTAGACGACTTGTCGACCTGCTGATTAACTCAGTTACGGTATGGGATGAACCGGACGGGTATAAGATCACCACAGCATATAACATCACGTCGAAGGCGACTAGGACGTTTACGATTGAAAAGAACCCTACCGATAAAACAAAGGGGTTCGAGAATCGCCAATGCTCGTGTACCATTGAATTTCGAGTCGAACCATACATAGCATACGGGTCGATTCTTGTTCAAACCAAAAGACACTCTTTACCTTAATTGGTAGAGAGTGTCTTTTTTTGCGTTTAGGTGATAAAGGTGAGTAATCGGGTGTTTTTCCTATAAACTCTTTCTAATACGCGCGTACTAAGAGGAAGTTATAGGGATTTTAACCCGATTACTCACCTAACTCACCTAATTTGACTTATTTGCGGCTCCGCAGCACCATCGCTGCGACTTCTTCGCGTTTGGCGTAGCCGCCCGGCCGTGTGCCGTCGGTGATCCCCGCCGCGACCGCCTGGGCCAGCTCCTCCTTTGCCCAATCGCTTGCCGTCGTGTTCTTTCCCTCTAGGGCCACTTGGATGCGCTCGTCGATCAGCGCCACCACTTCTGCTTTCGTCATGTCGATTTCCTCCTTTGGTTTCATTGCACTTGCCACATCTTGCCGGAATCCTGCCATCGTATACGGCAGACCCAGGCCGCGCCACAGATGCTCCGGGTCGACGTGTCCGCTTGCAATACCACGTTTTCCACCTTCGTTGTGGCTCAGAATCACACCGTTCTGCAGCGGGTTCTTGCCGTGGAAGCTGCACAGCCGTGCAAAGAGCTGCACAGCGTTCTGGTACGTCTTGCGGCAATACGCCTGGGCCGCAGCCTTGTCCCGCACGGTAAAGCTTGCGCCGACCGTATAATGAATCTGTGCCGGTTCGCACATCTCAAAACCGATATACCCATTGTTCCCGGCAGGCTTCCCTGCGTGGGGCATACGCTTCACCTTGCCCGGCGTCTCCAAACATGGGGCCGTCAGATAGACCGCATCGGCTCCAATGAATCCGTTGATTCCAGCGTAGGTGAAGCTGGGCTTGTCCCACTGCCGGATGAAAACCAGCGGGTCCGGCTGACCGACGCCAACGGAGTGAAGGAAGAACCCCCGGAAGGCTGGGCCTGTGATCCACCGCCCGTCCCGGAAATACGGATTCTGCGTCAGGTATTTAGCTATGATCTGCATTTGCGCCACCTTCAATCATCTGTTTATACGCCTGGTGCATCCCCGTCGACGCCAGACCGGACGCCATGCCACCAAGCAAAATTTCCGGCGACAGGGTAAAATCATGCAGCCACACGTTGACGATTGCGCCCAGCACCAACATCAGCAGCGGGATAAAGCGGTTAATTTTGTCCGACGGGATTGCGTGTTTCAGAACGTAGCCGATACACAAGCAAATACCAACCACGACCGCGACCAGATAATCATTCAGAAATTCCATAAATACCTTCCTTTCACTGTACCGTGTGCTCTTTGAGCAGCTGTTCATAGTATTTTTTCACGCCTCCGTTGCCGCCGAGTTCAATATACCTCTGTCCGGCAATAATCCGCTCCGAAATTGGCATATCCCGGGACATAGTAGTAAGCCGCAGAATTGCCAAGTATTGCTCCCGGTCATGTTCTGTTAGTTTTCGCACGTCGGCTAGGAGTTGAAGAAGCGGTTTTCCGACTTTTCCGGCAATCATACCAATTGCACCAACCACACCCCCGGCTGCAATTAACATCTCATACCACGTCACAACGTCACCCCCTCGACGATAATACGAGAACCCTCGGGAAGTTTGTCTTGATCGCTATATAGGAAAAGGCTTTCGATAGCAGGCACCGCCTCACTAGCAACATACACCCAACGTTTCATTACCGGGTCTGTCCCAGGAGCGTTTGCTTCTTGCAAACGAACGCATGTTTCAGCTGGAACCATGACCATATTCGCATCAAGAGGTGTTCTCTTTGTCATATCAACCTCGCCGCACATGAATACGCCGGTGGAGTAGTCTGCTTCCGGGGCATAAAACAGTGCTGCTTCTTTGAAATCGTTAGGCAGGTCGGACACGTTCGGATAAACAAAGATTTGCGAAGGGTTCCCAATATTGGTCATTAACGTAAATCTAAGTTTTTTCAAGTCGTACCTCAGCTGAATATGGTATCTATCTACCGTGTCAGGCAGATTCAAATCTGCTACAACAGACCATTCCTCAGTTGACGTCGCAGGGGTAAACACATAGGACCATGCGTCGTTTTTCCAAGTGATTTCAATCCAGCCTTTGCTTGTAGACCCATATACCCTAACCAGGTTTTCATTGGGTGCACCCTTTAGATTCAAGCTACCCTCACCAAGAGCAGAATTATGCACAAATTCAAATCTGATATCCTGATTGGAATTGTAAGCATCAAGAATTAACGCCGCTGCGGTTCCGGTTATATCACCAACACCGACACGAAAAACAGCGATAGCACCATTCTTAATTAAGAATTGCAAACGTAACGAAGTGGCATTTTTAGCGTTAATATTGCTTCGAGCCTGGGCTTTCTTCTCTTCGCTGACGGTCTGTGCTGCATATGTGACGGGACCCCCGAGAATGTAAGGTTGAAGCGGTATATCCTGTAAGCGAATATCTGAATCGCTTACAATTGTCACAGCGGTCAGGGTGGTACTGGCTCCCTCGGGGGTTGCAGTAACAGCACTAAAACAATACCCGTGCTCTTCGGAAACCAGCGGAAGACGCATTGGGTAAGTGCTACCCTCAGGGTAGAAAGCGCAGTAAAGTTCGTAGCCGGCGTTAGAAGCTGCGTCGATTTCACTGAACGTCTTATCTGCGGTAAGATGACCGGACGCATCGCTATTGACCGTGATACAATACTGCTTGTCACCAGGAACCCACAGTGCGCCGTTGGTGTCGACGCCGACCGGCTGTGTCATGGTGGGCGTCTTAGAAGCCTGCTTCGTAGAATCAATCTTACTTGCGACGTCATCCTGCAGACCATTCAGAAAAGCGGCATCAATGACCGTTTCATTATCGATAAATGTTTTCTTTTCCATCAGGTAGTACCTCCCAATTCACCCTTATAGAGTCTAACACCTGCTATTGCTTGCCCCGCAACAGCTTGTCCGGCAATCGCACTTGCAATTTTCCCTTTTAGCTTTTCAATCGGTTTTACAAGCAGTATACCGGTATAAGAAGTGCTCAAAGTCAATTCTGTTCTCAAAACCAAACACTCAATAACACCGTAATACGGAAGCTGAACACGAATAATGTCCATAACCTCAATTTGCGGATCCCCGCGATAGGATATCGTATAGGTTCGTCGGTTATCGTTCAGATATTCACCGTGCATCTGTGCTAGACTCGATATATGCCAACTTCCATTTTCTAACGGGTTTGATATTTGTTCGTCCTCTCCGTCATTATTCACATGGAACACTCGGCACATATTGTATTGACTTACGGTTCTCGACTTAAATGTGATCTCAACCTCTTTTTCGGAAGATGTTACTGTGAAATCAACGTAAGCGCCCAAGCGGTAAATTTCCGCATGCGTAATAGTGCCGTTAACGATACCGTAAGAGATATCCGGCGGCCAAGCTCCATTCGGGAGATACGGGCAAGACGTAAATTCAACAAACTCATGATGTGTAACGCCTGTGGCGTACAACCCTACCAAGCTTCCAATCTCTTCCATCTCGCTTGACACCAGGGTTTTATTCTTTACATTACTGATATCGATAATGATATCACGCACAAGCGGGATGGTTTCAACCGAAGGTGTCTCCAATATGTCCCTTGACGTAATAAGCGTTGGCGTGAGGTTGCTATACAGCTCATAGCTCATTTGAACCTGGCCGGAACTGTTTGTCCGCAACTGATAGCCACACTGATTTGCGATTGTGAGGAGCGTATTCGTACAAGATGCAATAGGAAGCATCGCCCCCAAATCTACACCGCGAGAAGTCAATCCACTGGGGATTGAGTACTCAGATGACGCAATCCCTACTTGTGAAAACACACTTTTAGTTAGCTCTAGCATGTCGCTGACCTGAACAGGCATGTTTGTATACGAGTCAAGCATGACCCCGAAAAGCCTTGTGCCCGTAAACTTTAATATCCCGTTCGAGTACGTGGGGACACGTGTGGAGAAGTAGTGTAACTCCGGACCCATGATTGTGGTATCAGGAGAAGTGTCACTTTCAAGCCCGAGTCGAATATCAATCATGTAGTAACGTCCGTAATACAGTTTTGAAGCTCTCGGGTTATCCGGGTCCAGTGTTCCATCGAAATCAATGATTTCGACAGTAACCGATTCTGTAGGAAGTGTACGTGACAATGGGTCGACTTCGTCAACACATGTAATGCTTAGAATTTGCTCCGGCTTCATTTCGATATTGACATTCGTACTAGCCTGCGGAGCAAACCGCAACCATACCGAAGCGATACCGGCTGGCCGGACCCCTAAACTCATTAACCTTGAAAATTCAGCAGGATATGAATTCATTTAACCGGTCACCCCCATATCAATAACGTTGACTGTACAGTTACGATAAAACTTAGGTATACCCGTTTCTGCATCGACCATGTACGGCTCACATGTGAGATTCCCACAATAGAATTTACGATCACGCCAAACACCGTAGTTATGTGCAAAATAATGACACCAGAAGAACATACCGTTTTGCTCAATCCAGTTGTTAATCTCCCACCACTTGTCACATGGCAGGACATTAAATGTCATACTTTGCTTGTCGATAGAACGACCGACTTTCTGTGCGACAACCTCACCGCGAATGTTTCTAGCGGAATCCACATTCCGAGACGTTTCAAACGGACCGGAAGAGGGAAACGGGATAGCAAGACTCTTCACCCCCTTACTGGTCCCCAGATAAATGAAACGTGCATCGATCGGAATATTAGCGGACATAAGCAAACGCTCCCTTCACATGATTGTTTCCGGTTTTCTGTTCGAACCTCTTGTTAGCACGCCCGATGGTGTCATCACCGATAGATACGAAAGGACGATTGCGTTCAATCGCAGTGACGATTTGCGAAGACGTGTCGTAAATGGCCTTTACAATGTCTTCATCGGCATCTGTCATCGACTTATTCAGGGTCGTGTTTTTACTATTTATCGAAGCAACCGCATAACCGAAAGCGTGACTGTAATCTTGCATCGTGGACGTCGTACCATACTCACGAGCGTCAACAACTTTTAGCTTTTGACCGTGCGATGAAGGTATTATCGATTGAAACGCATTGCGGATCGGGTCGACAATATTAGTGTTGAACCAACTAACGATACTTAACCACGTCCGCTTGATCGTTTCGATAGGCTTTGTGAAAAACTTACCGATATCTTCACCAAGTTTCTTGAAGAATCCACCAACAGGCTGAATTATATTTTTATCGAACCAGGTGCTGACTGTTTTCCACATTTTGCGGATAGAACCGATTGGGTCGTTGAAAAACTTTGTAATCTGTCCCCCAAGTTTCTTAAAAAATCCGCCAATGGGCTGAGTTATATTTTTATCAAACCAGGTGCTGACAGTGGCCCACATTTTGCGGATAGAACCGATTGGATCGTTGACAAACCTTGAAATCTGTCCTCCAAGTTTCTTAAAAAATCCGCCAACGGGCTGGGTTACATTTGTATCGAACCAGGTGCTGACAGTGGCCCACGCCCCCTTAATACTTTCCCAAGCACTTACAAACGGTGAGCTTATCGCCTCGACGACGGGTCCGAAGAAAGAACTAATATCGTCTACCGCCCCCGTGAAGAAACTAGAGAAGAAACCCGAAACGTCTTCTTTTATCTGCTCCAATAATTTACTAAAATCCAGATTCCCGGTATTTGCCATCGCCAAAATCTGGCCCTGTTCTGTATCGGTATACATCCTAGACATTAACGATTGGAATAGGGACGTTCCGAGAGAGTCTGAGGTTAGATACGTAGCGATAAGTGAATTAAAACTAGAATTTGTACCAGCATCGTCACCGTTTACTATACCGGACACTATACCGCCCAGATCAGCAGCAATACTCCTGTAGTCGTCGAAATTTACAACCACGTCTGTGATAAGTAGCGACAAAACCGCGCCAACGGGAATCATAATTGCCAACGTCCCAGCGGAGGCACCGACAACTAGACCAAAGCCAGCAGAGGTCAACGCGCCGCCTAGTGCTGTCGTAATAATACCTTGCAAACTGGTTATCGTATATTCTCCGCTTGCTATCGCGTCGAAGTTTTCTAGCAGGAGCGTAACGCCTGCCGTAAAAGTGAAGGTCCCTAACAATTGAGACATTGTTAGCAAATCTCCGGTAAACGTTTTTGTTAGCTTCCACATCAGTAGACCGGCTCCGATTGCAATGACCAGCTTTTTAATCGTTTTCAGATTCTTTTTAATCCAATCGATCATCGGTCTGAGCTTCTTCATAATCTCATCAACCTGTGTGTCGACTAGTCCCTCAAAGAAATCATACGTCGGCAGGTCAAAATCAAAACCGCCGCCCCCGCCGATATCAGAGCCACCGCCGCCACCGGAACCGCCGCCACCGGAGCCACCGCTTGCAGGTGGACTGATGACGTTTAGCTCATCAATCGCCATTGTGTAATTTAAGAGACTTTTTGCGGCCTTCGTCGCGGCCTTGAAACCGTTAGCTGCATCATCGACATATCCAGCGATGGCTTTTGTATTCTGGCTGATGCTTTTTGTGACAAAGCTTGTTTCCTTCGTGCCGCCTGCCCTACCGAAGGCTCCGAGATACGTTAGAATTTCACGCAGTGCTCTAGCAAATGCAATGAGGTACGGCAATACGTTATTAAGAATTGGGATGAATAAATCACCCAACGCCCGAGTGGTTTGTGCGATTTCAGCTTGCATCACTCGCATCTGGTTTGCCGGGTCATCTAGCGTTCTGGCCAGGTCGCCTTGTGCGGTTGTAACCTGAGTTAGAATTGCATGGTAGCGCAGCTCTGCTTTTTCTGCCTGATTCATCGCGGAAACGTTTTTCTGAATTCCGAGAGTGACAGCTTCCTGTTCGAGTCTGGTTTGGGATAGGTCATAACCAAGCCTACGTAACGGCTCCAACTCACCGGATATACCAGACTGTAACTTCTGCATAGCGTCTGAAACAGGGATATTAAAGAAAGAGCTGAGGTCGTAACCGAGTTGTGTCAGATTCTGACTCATAATTGCCGCACGGTCCGCTGAATCACCAAAACCTGTAAGCAACGTCTGGAAAATGCCCTGGTTACGTACCCAATCTGACGGGTCCAGGCCTAGAACGCTAGAAGCCTTATCCGCAAAAGCCTTTGCCTTATCTGCGTATTCGCCCATAGCCACAGTAAACAGGTTCATGTTTTCTGTATACTCGGCGGATGCGGAAATAAGTTTACCGATGGATTTCTTTCCGGTATGGTAAATTGCAAAAAACTTTGCAAAACTAAATGCACTCAGGAGCCTCGAACTGCTACGCGCAACGTTTTGAAGCCCCCTTGACGTTTTTTCTAACCCGGATTCTCCATTTTTCGTTGCATCACCCAAGCGACGAAGCGTCTTAGTGAGATCGTCCAGGCTTTCGTTTGCCGCTTTGCTGTCGTTTATAATTTTAAATTCAAGGCCCTGCATCTCTACATTATCGCTCACTTACGTCACCTTCCTTTTTCTGGAATCTCCTATTGATTGATACCGCCAATGCTTGCATATAAGCCTTAGCTTTCTCGTCCTCCTTATCCTGTTTTCGTTTTCTGCTTTCCTTGTCATGATTGTCACACATGTCATAAGGGGCGTCTCTGTACGGAACAGGCTTTGTGCCCTTCTTAGCAAGTGATCTGAATACAGGAGAGGCGTCTAGTAATGCCTCGTAAAAATAACTACCTTGTAACCAAGCTTCTTGGTTCCTAAGATTCCGGCTTATTTTTGCCGCTTCACGGTAATATTTCACCAGTTCGCAGTCCTGTTCCCAAAACTGCTCATAGGTCATACCGATAGCCAGGTAATACGGAAATTCCGCATAAAACGTCTCAGTGTAAGCAAAAAGAGCGGCGGGGCGTGTGTCGCCTCCGCCCCTCTTATCTCCGGAAGAACAGTAGCCTACAGACTGGTCTTCCAGCTTACGTTTCCCTCGTCACCCTCGGTCTGTTCGGGTTCGTCCAGCAAACTCAGCAATGGAGCATTATACATTTCACCGAGCGCCGCGATCAGCTGATCTTTGTGATTCATACGAGAAAACAAATCATCAATAACTTCTCGTTTCAGGAACCGATGATGCGCGAGAAATGCACCTGCGAACAGTGCAGGAAGCGTTGTCATCGGTTTGCTCTCTACGTCGGCAATGGAAAAGCCCTGTTTTTCCATTGTCTCTACGCTTTTACGGGTATACTCCAACGTGTAGGTTACACCCGTAACAGGGTCATTGATCGTAAGCTGCTTCGCCATGGTTATTCCTCCTTCTTACCGGCCGTGTATATCTCAGGTTGCAGAAAACTGAATCGGGGTAGACGGTGCAATCGTAACATTCATATTTACGACTTCATTCACGCCGCCGCCCGTGGGATGCACAGACAACTCCCCGTCAAAACTGAACTTGCCGTTGGAGCCATCCGGCGTAGCGGCCCCGGCCGCACCTGTAGCACCGAACCAGACAGCATAGGACTCCTTCTTGCCTTCAAGCGCTTTGAGGGTCTGGTAGACCGCCATATCGTAATTGCATTCAAACTCCAAGCCCTCAGCGGACTGAATGCCGTTGATGTACGTTTGCATATAATCACTCAAAGTGGTTGTCTCTAGCATTTCCGGAGGGCCGCCGAGATCGGGAAAAGACTTAATGTCCACCAGCTTATCCCACTGGTCGCCACCGGCCGTTTTGTGCATCAGGTACACACGATAAGTACTAATTGCCATTTCAATTACCTCCTGTAAATTGTGGTTCCATCTGTTTCGGCCCTATACCGGGCCACAAGACGATATATCGTTGCATTCTCTAAATTGGGGACGGGTGAGAGTGATATCCTGCGGAAATTTTTCTGATACATCAGGTCATCGATAAACGTCATAATACTACGGCACACGGACTTCTTACCGGGGTTCTTATCGGAATAGACGCTAACCTCGTACATGACGGTCGAAAACCGTTCAGCGTCAGACGTATCTATGTGATTTGCAGACACATAATTATCCTGTTCCACAAGACTCACGTACGGAAATTTAGACGGAGCAGGGACATATTCACCGGTAACGGAAATACCCGGAAACTCGGTTCGGAGGGCTTGCGCGATAGGGGTATAGACCCGGCTTTCGATATCAATCACACAAAGACCTCCCTCACAATTCTTACTAAATCCTGCTCAATCGTCTTTCTCGCGTCATACATTGCCATTGTCGGCGGGTTACCGTAGGTGTGGCCTCCACCTTTGTCCTTCGGCAAATACCAACCGTGTGGGTCGTCCCAGTGACCCTTTCCGTTCGGGTAAGTACCCGGACCCATTCCGTATTCCGCATTCTCGGGGTGTCCGCTACCATACTTAATGCCGCTTCCGAATTCAACGAACAACACACATTCGCCTTCTGCCTTTACCACGTAACCGTTATCGATTTCTTCCACCGTAATAACGGCATCTTTCGGCCCGGTATAGATTGCTTTTGAGAATCGCAGAGAAGCGGTCGTCGCACCAAGCATCGCAAGACGTCTTGTCAGCTCATCTGTCTTTTTCTTTTGCCACTGTTTGTATTCCCTCACAGCCTTCTGCAGGCGTTCTATGCCACTCGTCGAGAGATCAACCGTAACTTTCTTCATGATACGACTACCCGGCTGACGGCATAGGAAATATAATTGGGGGATTTGGCAACTCGCTTCACAATGTAGTCATACAACGGTTTCCCGTCTTTATACTCCGGCTCCTTATCGACGAATAGCACGGTATTTTCATCAATTGGACATCGGGTGTCGTCTGTGACAATGACCTTGTCATATCCTGCAAAATTACCAAACTGCTCGATCTGGGCAGAACCGGTAGCAGCTGAAATATTAGCTCTCGCGGAGACAGCAGCCTTGTAAAAAATCCGGTCTTCTCCCAGCTCGTTCCCCCACTCGTCTGTTATCGGTTCTTTATGATCGTAGAGAAGATACCAAAATGTGGATTTATTCTTTTCCAAAAGCTTCATAACAATCACCTACAACCCAACAAATGGCACAATTTCCTGCAGAAGAGATACCGGAACATCCCCATTCTCGTACGTGCTGGAAATGCCATTCTCCGATGTGGCCGTCTTACCCTCGGAGCCTCGTTTATTGAGAAGGTACACGGCAATTTCCACCTGCACATATGCGTACTGGTCTGGAACAATTGTCACTTCCTTGTCAAACGGGTAAGCTCTGCGACACACCTTGTCCCCGGCAATGGAAAGGTAGGTGGAGAGTACAGAATCGTCCGTTTCTCCGGTCATCGCTTTAAGAAGCGTCATCTTTTCGGCATCTGTCATTCTCTCCACCCGTCCTTCCTTATTTCTTGTTTTCAGCTTTTTGGCCGTTATCTCGCTTTGTCGCGGCCTTACCCGTGTAAGACTTCGGGTTTTCGAGACGTTGATCCGGTTTGGTCTCAGGGACAATCCCTACCATGTGTCCACCTGGAACTTTGATTCTTCCCATATGACCCACCGTTAAGTGTTTGCGGTTTTCGCAGCAGACAGGTAAATACCGGACTGCTTATTCTCGTACTGGAAGATATCGTGGTATACACGATAGTCCAGCTTCCACGCATCCATAGTCTGGTTGACTTCCGGACTGAAAATGCGAGGAACAACGTGCTTCACGATCTGCACAATGGAGGACGGGTGCACGATCAGGAAGTTGATAGGCTTACTCGTCGTTGCCGGAATTTTGTAGCCAAACTCGGACGTGCCGTCATTCAGCGTGATAGCGGTATTAAACCGATTCTTCGGGACCCGGACGATCGGCATACCGTTGTAGGTGGTCACATCTCTGCTGACCCGGCCCTCATTGCCGAGATAACGAGAGATATTTTCCTTGAGGCCTGCGTAACACTTCTCGGACATGAAACAAATACGACCGTCAATAGGAACCTCAGCGTCCCCCATCGTCTGATCTGCTACGTCGAGCATTTCAGCAACATCGGTCGTGCCAACCGTGATATCGGTTTCGTCCGCCTTGCCAATGCCCGCAAAACTCGCCATCTGCGCAAAACGGTAAGCGTCCAGCTCCGGGACAACCTGTGTGCGCAGGAACTGACTGAGCAGCGTACCAAACGCCATACCCAGGGTCTCATCGTTGTCCATAACATCGACGGACAGAGAAACACCGCGATCCTCGTTCAGCTTCATGGTCTCCCATGCACCGTTCACAGAACCCTGCACGAAGCCGGTATTGCGACCGTAGTTTGCGAGGCCATCCATCGTAGCCTTATACACCTGCACAGTGTCCGCACCGATAAAGCGTACACGTTCGCTGGTGTAATCGAATCGGGACGTAAGCGATTCACGCTTGTAAACTTCATCGATCAGGGGCAAATATGCCTTCGCGAGAGCGATACTGTTATTGATTGCCATTCACATTCATCCTTTCTTTTCAGTGGGAGGTAACCCCATGTATTTCCTCAATTGCTCCAATTCGGATTTTTCCTTCGCGTCTTTCCCGAACCGATCCCCAAGGGACAAATCCGGCTGGTTATCCAACGCGCCCGCAACAGCCGCCTTTTTTGCGGCCTCAATAAAAGAGGCTTGGGTTTCAAACACCTTGTCGAATTCACCAGCTTGAAGTGCTGCAGCTGCCGTTGCCGCACTATCCGCATCGTAACCGAGACTCAAAAACTTAGCCTGATAGCCGCTAACGGCCTTGTCCTTTCGCAGGCTTGCCAATTCATTCTCAAGTGCTTCTCTGGCCAATGCGTCTTCCGCAGCCTTCGCCTCGTCGTCTGTCATTTTCGCCCGAAGCTGACGCTTGTACTCTGCAGCTTCACGATTGGACTTGCTCAAAGCGTCTCGCAAGCGTTGAACCTCCTTAGCTTCCGGCTCAGGTGCTTCCATTTCATAACCTTCAAGCGCTACAATCTTGTCTTCTGCAGTCATTTCCTGGTAGCCTTCGATTTTCGACGTATCGATTTTCATGTTAAAACCCTCCATTTGCATTTTTTGTGGTGTTCCTTCACCATTTGCGTTTTTAAGACTTCCCTGTCTTATTTCAACGACCATAGCCGCTAAATACACTAAGCATCTACATTCGTCCTGACCTCGTCAATTTGCTCAACGGATGGCTGACTAGTTCCCCACAGATTATCAATGTATTTTCTGCACAACGCCACATCTGCGACCGGATCACTCGATACGCCGGATTTCCCAAACGCAAGCTCGGGTGAGAACCCCAGGTTTTTCAAATTCAATGCGGCCTGCGTCTTAACCAGAAGGTTAGCTGTCTCATTCCGGGTAAACTGAATCTCAAAATCTGCTAGGGAGATATCCACAACACCCTTCAATCTCAGAATTTTTGTAAAGATTCGATCGAAATACCGATTCGATACTTTGAAGAGGTCCTCTGTGTTTCTCGCATACGTATCTGCCTGGTACCATCCGTCACGGTAAAGCACAGCCGCCCCGGTATCACTCGTGGACGTGCCGCCCTTTGTCGTAGACGGCATACCGCAGATGGAAAGCACCTGCTGATACATGTAGTCAATCATGACCTGCGTCTGAGTCTGGTCTAGCTGCTCTGATAAGATTTTCAAGTCCGCCTTGTCTTGTCCAACAGACTTTAGAAAAATAGCACCAGCCTCTCGGATATGCTTTGGTGTGATTTGATTGCCTTTCTCATCTTCGCCAAGCTGACAGTTATAAAAAATCATCAGCGATTGAATAAACTGCTCAATACCATCCATCCGGTTACTTTCGACCGTGTTAATTGCATCAAGCAACGGAATGACAGATTCAAACGCACTCAACCGATTATTCTCGTATTGATACTCAATGATAGGAATCTCGCCTAGAACGTTCTCCCGCTCTTCAACTACCTCATAAGCCGTCGCGACGACCGGTGCCCCGGTGATTACCATCCCGGTCATTCCACCACGCAGCTTGAAGTACTTCCTTCGGGTAAATACATCAAGTGTAAGCTCCACGTTAGACTCTTTTTTTCCAGATATGACGAGATTTACACCCAAAAGCGGATCATTACCAGGTCTGCGGCTATACGCCACAAACGCAGAGCGAGGGTCCAATGCGTAAGCTCTAATCGGACATTCCGAATCATCGTACGGTTCAACGTATAACGTCCCAACACCTACCGTGTGAAACCAGTCTGTCAGCTGATTGTCGGCATTCTGTTTCCCAGATAGATACAGCATCTCATTGAGAATTTGTACCTTGGTGTTGACCTCATCAACGTCTCTTCTCGCAATGTAGAACGCAGGTTGTGTCAGAAAATACCCGTTTTTAAACGCTACAATCTCGGCAGCGTGATTTTCTACGACCTTATTGTTAATTTCAGGTCTAACCTGCTTCACTCGTTCCAGAATAGGCTGCACACCCCGCCGATACCAATACAGGTACTCTTCACTCAGCATATTTTCAGTGTGAAGGGAGAGAATTTGATTCACTACGGAAATAACATTCTCCTTCGTGACGAAATCGACCGGGCAGTAAATCTTTCTGCGACCGATATATTCTGCTTTCTGTTTAATCTCCATTGCCCCGTCCGCCATATTAACCTCCAAACAAAAAAGTGCGATTGACCACTAAAGGTCAATCGCACTTGGCACTATTATTCTGAATCATCAGAGGCACTTGGCATTCACATTATACGGTTTATCGTAACAAATGTAAGTTCCGTTCCCGCAAAGCATGATAGGAATGTTCCGTTTACACCCTTTGCAATAAGGATAAATAATCCCGGTAGTAGCACTATCCGATTCCATGAGCTTCCTCTTAATATTGACGCCTGCACAGGCAGGACATAGAATATCAATCTTCGTAGTACCACCACCAAATCATTCTATTTCTTCAAGCTAACTATACCACAACATGTAGTATATGTCAATACTCAAAACCGCAATATATAGAAATCAGAACGGTCTTTTTACTACCTTGATCGTATTCTCACTCAAACTGTCAATGTAATCGACCAGCATTGAAAACGCATCGGGTACGTCATCATGCTTATTCTTGCCTGCCATCGTATATCCGCACAAAAAATCAAGAGCTTTCCTATATTCTCGATCCTGTTTTATTACAATATCGTCCTTAAATAAGAATCGCTCTTTAACGAACCCGGCAGCTAGAATGATACGTGTTTCTTTGTTAGCTGTCGTGTATTTGGTCGTAATTCTAGTTCTACCGCCTTGTGCCTTCACACCATTTTGTACGTTCTCGGCAACACGTCCTCCGGCAGAATTTGATTCAAATCTCGAACCGTAGACATGATGATCTACCAACGCCTGAACCAGCCTTGACTCCACCACCTCGGGGTTCGAATTGTCACAGATGATCTTTTCGATATAATAATCATTCCCGTACTGATATGCGATCGGCATTACGCAGTAGTCAGCGCCTCGGTCCTTCGTGTCACATACAGAAATGATAGCGTCAGGAGCGGTTTCCGGCAACTCGAAGTATCGCCGCAACTCGTCTTCGTTGTAAAGCTGACCCTCCCGCTCTATCGGTTTATTCATGTACAACGCCTTCCACGAAACATCATCCATGATGTTTCTCTGCTCTTTATAAAACTGTGTGGAAAACCCAACACCGTAGGCATAGTCAAAATTCGACTCGCCGTCTTCGTTCGTCGCAGGAATGGCAATAAAACAGGCCCTATCGCTCCCGTCATATTCTCGCTCTAATCGTCCTATTACATCGTGGATTGACCACCTTGTAGCGATATGAAGCTCTTTACAATGATCGCCAATCTTACGCTGCCGCAGGTCCGTTGTGTATGTTTCCCACAGCTTATCAAGACGTTCCTTCGAAAGCGCGACCTCAATACCGGATACAAGGTCATCACAGTATAACAATCGCGCCGCACGGTAAAGTCCGGCATTGCCGGTCCCGATTGAAGTAAACTCCAACGTCTCAAAACGCTGCCGCTTGTCTAAATCTATCCGGCAATCCTTTGCATTTGTATTAGAAACCCGAACACCCGGGAATACGTCATTCCACAGATAATCACCATTCGCATCAAAGATACGTAGACATTCGTCGTATACACCGCGAACAAAAGACGTAGAATGACTGCCGGTTAGCATCGGTTCATTTGGAAATCTCCCCGCCAGCCACGTCAGATAGAAGATGGCAAGCGTCGTCTTTCCCGTACCTGGTGGAAGACTTACTGCCAACAAATCCAATTTATCATCCGCCAGCATCTGCAGCTTGTCCACTACCTGCTTCAACACTCTACGGCGTGGAGGGTAAAACCGTTTGTTTGCCTCTCGATTCAGCTCAATGTATAAGAGAAAAGAATCAAAATCATACGGAGCCTCAAACAGCAGACACCGACGCCACTGTTCATAGAACTTCGCCCCGTCTCCACGGACTACCTGATCTGCGGAAAGAGCCAGCAGCTCCTTGTTCACTTTATGTGCCGCCGAGAAATCCTCGGTTTCCCACTCCCGGCACAGAGAAAAGAGGTCACTGTACGCTCTATTATCTCTCGGTCGGCGGTCGATCACGGCTCGGATAGATCCAGAGAGTTTTTCATAATTCATGTGCATTTCCTTTCCAGATAAAAAGAGGGGCTATCTCGAAAGAGGTAGTCCCTCGGCTAGCCTTATACATATCACTCCACAATCAATTCACAGTCAACCCAACTCCCAGCACTCATACATTCGCCAATAAAGGTGATTGTGTCACCGACCTTGACGGCTTTGAGATTTTCCTCTTGTTCTTTCTCAAACTCGGCGTAGAAGAATACGATTGTGTTGTCAACTCTTTTCTCCAATGTCAGAGTAGCACCACCTGTTAGATTGAATAACCCGTCATTGGTCATACTGTTTATTTCAGCTGTTACTTGGTAACGATTGTATTGATACAAGTCATCAGCAACCAGTTCGTTTTCCTTGTATGCTTTGTAGATTTCCTCGAAAGTAGCGGTTCCTACTGTATCTTCTTCATTCTCGGTTTCCTGCTCAGAGGTAGTTTCGGACTCCCCGCTGCCATCTTGCCTACTATCGGGTTCTGTATTTTCAACAACCTCGTTTGAGCTGTTAATTGTTGCTGGTTTGTCCTGCTTATTCCACGTATTCGAAGAAGTAATTACACCGACTGCAACAACCGCCGCAAAGGAAATCCAAAACCACTTGAACCATTTCCATTTCGGCTTCTTTCTAATCTTTCGGATAATCCAAATCACCAAGAGAACAGGGGCAGCTATCAATTCGAGAGCGGCCACAGAGGAACAGATGTTAGAAATTATTTGCATTTTAACCAACCTTTCTTACCCGGTCATACCATGTAGAGCGGCTGATACCAAGCTCCCGGCAGCAGTCCGCCACGGTAATAAGACCGTCTTTTTGTTTTTGAGCGAGTTTTTCAAATTGCTCGTCATCAATCTCGGAAGCGGGTCTGCCGAACCCTCTGCCGGTCTTCACCGACACCCGCTTGCCATCGACAACCGGCATGGCGGCGATGCCCTCAGCCTGCCGCTGCTTGGTCTTCTTGCGCTCCTGCTCGGCAACAGCGCCAAGGACTTCGATCAGAATGTTGTTGACCATTTCCAGCACCCATGTCTGGTCTTTGAAGTCAATCAGCGTGGTCGGAATGTCGAGGATACGGACGATCACGCCTTTCCGCTTGAACCATTCCAGTTCTCGCTTCATTTCGTCCTTATTGCGCCCAAAGCGGTCGAACTCCTTGACGATGACTTCATCACCTTCCCGCACAATGGCTTTCAGAGCATTGTACTGAGGACGGTCGAAGCTGCTTCCCGTGATCTTGTCGCAGTACACATTCTCGTCAGGAATATCGAACTTCTCACGAGCGACCTTGAGCTGCCGAGCAAGGTTCTGTTCCTTGCTGGACACACGACCAAGGAAGTATTTCATTGAACATTCACCGCTTCCCACGACATTTTCTCCATGTTACCAAGGTATCGAATGAAGTCATCGCCAAACTCATGACTTCCTGCAATCGCAAGATAAATGAGAAGTTTCAGGGATACACTGTCATCTTGCCGATCAGGATAAATGGTCAGATTTTCATTTTTGAAGTGAACAATGCAGTTATTGTCCCCGCACATTTTCAGGAAGGGATAGCACTCTCCCGCTCCGCCCTTGAACATGAAGATGGATGGAATAACGACAGTACCGTCTTTCTTGATGACTTCATCGTGCGGAACAACCCGATTTACACAACTCAACTTCATCTCTCCTTTCTCGTTCATGGAATTACCTCAACTGTATTTTACCGCTCTTACCAATCGAAGTAATTTTTGTATTTTGACCTTCATTTGTTTCTAATAAAGCGGCAAGATCGTATTTTCTTTCATCCGCCTGATCTATAACAATTTGATCGGCTCTACGAACCCCTGCTTTTCTTTCCTGAATAACGATTTCATATCCAAGGACATTTAACATTTCTACTGCGCTGTTAAATGACATATTTTCGCTTCTCAGTCTGGAACTGATTTCATTTCCACGCTGTTTACCTAAAGATTTCGCCATCGAAAGAAGAGAAATGTTTTTGCTTTTCATCAGGCTTCTAATGGCTTGGTTGATATACATTCCAATCACCTCTTGATGATATGATACACTGAAATAATTCAGTTGTCAATAGAGAAGTACAAAATATTTTCAGTTGACTGAATAAAATAAGAGGGATACTCATTTAACTTTACTCCACCCCTGTCTGAAATTAACACATAACTGTAATGAGGTGTCTATCTTTTTTCTAGTAGTAGTTTACTTATATGTAGTAAATGTAACCTATAGAGAGTTTATAGAGGTTCATTACACTTATGTGTTAATTGCCTTTTTAATTTTTGCGGATTTTTCAGAAGTGCCTGCCAAAAAATGCCTTTTTGTACGCAAATCGCCATTAGCCCCTTACCCGGCGTCGATCGCTGCGCCTATATCCCCCACCCCCGGCACCCATTCCCGCCGCCCCGATCAGGCCGAAAGCGCAAAAAAAAGCCGCCCCCGGGATCGGGGGCAGCTGCCGGACACGATTATTTAAAATTTTTCGACGCCTCTAGGATGCATGCAACCGGGAAAAACAGAATAGCTAGAATATAAAACAGAATCATATTATCACCCCCTACTAAAATATCAAATATTCAAGAGAATGTAAAGCGCTTTGTTTCCGTCGTCTTGCTGTATTTGGCGGCTACATCGGGCAATTCCTGTTTTAACGCTTTCGTGTCGATCCTGGAGCTTGTAACGGCCTTATAACAGGCTTTGTGCTGCGTTCCTGTTAGGGTGTCCGTGTTCTGCTCTCGCATGATCTGTTTTAACTGGTCTTTCAGGCCGTCCACCGTGGCGGCGATCTGTTCACCCATGCGGATATACTCCGCAAGCTCTTTCATAATGCTATCAATATTCATATTGCAACCCCCTTAAAAACCCGGCTTGTCAAATAAATATGTTCCGTTTGCCTTGAAACCATCATTCCAAAAAGTGACAAGATCACGGGCGGCTTTCTTTGTGGGCATGATGTTTGCAGAAGATAGATTTTGTACACCGTCTAACCGGCATTTCAAATTGTCGTTTTCGGATACTCTGAAAGCAAAAGCATAATGCCGCCCGTTTTCCTGCACAATAGCAGCAATCCAAAAATATTTCATAGTTTACACCTCTTTCCAAATCTCGAAATATTCCGGGTTAATCTTCACGGGGAACATAACCATCATAAAACCATCAGATCTCTTTACAAGCGGGGTATCCCAACGGCCCGCACCCGTCCAGGTATCAGCAATATTGCAATTTGCGAACATATCCACAAAGATTTCATTCACGGCGATAATGTCGCCGCCGTCAGCCCTAAAAATCCGGCAAGGGATGTTCTTCTTGCTTTTGCCTTTCGGCGGCAGCTCGATTAAAAACCGGCTTTGCCTGATGGGCTTTTCCGTGCTGAGATTGTCCACGGCTTTCTTAATATTCATTCCGTCCGGGCGAACAGTAACCAGGACATCGGAAAGACGTTTTTCCCCGGTGCAATCCTCTTTTAGTTCCGGCAGTAGGCCAGACAACGGCCGAATCATGTTATCATAGAGGACAACAGGAACCATTAGCACAACTTTCCCATCCGTCAGATAAACCGACTCGCCGGAGCGCTGAACAAAAATGTTATCTTGCTTTTCGAGATATTTAACGAATTTAGAATACTGGTTTTTCATGGTTTATTCTCCTTTCAATCCTCATAAATTTCTTGCATTATGTCGTCGATTTCTTCGCAAACATCCCCATCGAGCATATATTCCTCACGGTCTGTGCACCATGCCAATTTTACCGCCCTTTCCGCCGTATCAATCCACACATTAGGGCCGCCCAAAGCAACCCAAATTTTAGCGGAC